AACTCTACCTATTGCGTTCACACATTGTAACATATGATTGACTATATTCGATGTAGTTGTATTAACTTTTAGAACTTCAATTAATTCTTTTTGTTCATCCGTCATATCATCTGTATTGTAGTCTGTACCTTCGATTGTCATCTTTACCATTATGCTGCCTCATCTTTATTATTTTTTAAGATCTCTGACGGATCATATTTTTTTACTAACTTCCAGTAACTAAGAAGACTGTTAAACATAGACATATGCCTTACGTGGGTTTCTTTGTCCCACTTGTATACAGCTATTAGTTCTGGATCTTCTCTGTCTACAAATATAGAAACTCTTTCTGGTTCTTTGAAGTTGCACCCTTCTGCGTAAGCAGATAGCTGCATCCCGTGATCGTCGTAGACAAGTTTAGATGCCTTCTTATCTTGTAACCCATCCTTAGTCTTAAAGTCAACAAAAATTCCCGATTTAGAATATAAATCTATCTTGCCGCCATACCCAGAAGTAGAACAAAAAGAGTCTTCCGCAATCCATTCTTCCCCAGGAAAAGTTTCATCTAGATAATCTTTAATAACTTTATAGGCTTTTGTTTCTTTGCCGCCCATAAAGCCCTGCTCTATCATAGCGTGGATAATTGTGCCACGTTCAGCTGCGTCCCTGCCTATCTTTTTAGAGTCTTGCTTACACCTATTAGTAAAGTCTTCTATAGATTCACCTGGGTCCTGCTCTAATGTTATTGCAGAGTTTAGTGCTTGATTTACTTTCCAGTTTTCTAGGGAAGGTTTTGCCGCTATGCCTATTATTGTAGTAACAGAGGGGACGTATCCCCACTGCCTCGCATCTCTTAGGGTGGTATTTCTTTCCTTACCATTCGCCCCAACAATAGTGTAAGTAGGCGAACCATCTTTGTCATACCAATGGCCTGCCTCTGATAAGTTCTCCATTAAATAGCCGAACCTACTACGTCAACAAAATCATCAACAAATTCTAGCTCATCATCAGAAAGAAGGGGCGCATTTTTTTCTTTCCACATAGTTAGCACACGAGTGTCCGACCACTTTATCCATTCTTGGAAAGACGTAAAGACCTCAGTGTCTTTGTCGTTAAGATCAACTTCTTTGACTTCGTTAAATGTCATTGTAGCGTACACTGCTGGCACAGATTCAATGTTAGCACCAAGTGTAATACTGCGCTTTAGAAGTTTAGCTTCTATAGGAATACTACTGTCATCTTTTATTTTCTTTAATACGGCAGTGATTGCTGCGATACTACCTTTATTCTTTGTGTCCATTATAAATGGTATCTCACCATCATAGCCACTAACTTCATTTCCTGCCTCATCTAAGGCCGCACCATTAAAGTTAATAGTACCGAATAGTATCTTAGTTCTTTTTACTGCCCTCATTAAATCTTTAATGTCTTGAGGCAGAGCTTCGTAGGCTTTCAAAGACAAATAACCTGACGGCCTGCCAATATTAAATGTACCTTTAGAATCTTTTAAGTCCCCATATAAATTATTAGCCATCTCTGTGCGATCCATAGCATTGTTAATTGAATCCCAATGTGTCCACTGCTCTTTTACAGCAAAAATTCTTATTGTAGGGGCAAGGCAATAAACAAACGTGTCATCATCCTTCAGTTTATATGTTCCAACAGGTAGCACTTCAACTCTTGATACCTTTCCGTTGTGGTCTAAGTCTCCCATAACAGCCGTATGTGTTATGTTAAGTCTCGCTAAAGTAGACTTACTGGAGTTGTCGTTTGCTTGGGCGGATACACCCATCATGTCAGCTAATAAGGTGCTATCAACACCTGCTATTTGTAATTCTGTACTCATAATTTTTACCTTTATATATATGTATATGATATGTGAAAATAGTTATAGTTATACTTCATATGTCTTTTATGTCAAGCCAATTAGAACCTATTTTAGATTCTAATAACATAGGTACATTCATTTTTACATTGTAAGCCTCCTCTATAATTTGATTTAAATTGCTATTCATATCTGTGATAATTTGTATTACGGCATCTTTTTCGTGTGGGTGTACATCAACTACAATAGAATCGTGGACAGAGTTAACAATGCAAGAGTTTAAAGGTTCTAACCTCTTGTCCATCTCCAAAAACACAATAGGCACAATGTCACCTGTAGCAAATCCTTGCACTGGATAGTTCTTTATCATTGTAAAATGCGTAGGCTGTCCACTCTGTCTTCTTGTCACGTCAGGAAATGCGTACTGGCGGCCTGATGGTGTAGTTATCTTTCCATCATCAACTGCCTCATCACCTAACTTTGAGTGCCACTTAGCTATACCTTGGTACTTATCGTTAAAGTGTTTGTAGTATGCAGCTTCAGCTTTGCTTCTACCCCAACCACTTGCCCCGAACAGGGGAGCAAATGTCGATCCCTTTGCCTCTTGACGGGTAGTCTTTTGACCTGCATCCGTAATAACTTTAGCTGTGTAGGCGTGTACATCAAACCCTGTAGCTATCTCCTGCATAGCCACCTTATCTTGTGATAAGAAAGCTGCGACACGAAACTCTAACTGTGCGAAATCAGCTTCCAATATTTTTCCACCCTTCCATCGAGATACAAAGACACGCTTCACTGGAAATGTCCCACCCCTAGGCATGTTTTGCATGTTAGGGTTGCGTCCTGAGAACCGCCCAGTAGATGTAATATGTTGTGTTAAACCAACGTGAAGAAAGCCGTTCTCTTTTGTATAGTTACTTATCCCCTCAACAAACGAAGATAGGTATGTACTTACAGCCGACAGACGCTTTATATCCTCTAAGAATTGTATAGCCACAGACATACGTTTTGTCTTAGCTGTGGCTATTAACATATCTAAGTTGCCTTTACTGGTACTAAAACCATTTGCACTTACCCAAGTTTTATTTGGTGGGTTAAATCCTAGCCCTGCTAATACTTTAGTCTGTCTAAGTTGATAGCCTCGACTTGAACAGTCAGGACACTTATTAGCTTTTTTAAAGTTAGTACCGTCTTTCTTCTTCTTGTACCTACTACCAACACCAGAACAAATAGGGCAACTAAAAGCTACTGTCTTTCTAAGTCTTACACTGTTTGTCTCTATAGCGTCACTAAACTCTTTGTAGTTTTTCGTAAAATCAAACAGTTCAACCCATTCTTTCTTGTCAATTACCTTCCTACTAAATACAACCTGAGATACTTGCTCAGGACTGTTTAGATTGACTGGCGTATCTCCCATCAAGTCTCGTATCTGTTTAAATAACCTATCTTGGATTGCAACCTTCTCTTCCTCAAACTCTTTACGCACTACTTGAAGGGCGAGTCTATCCACTCTGAACCCTCGCATGTACATTCGGGTAAGGGCTTTACAGACTCTAAAGGTAATGTCTCGAACTCTATCCATTCCGTTGGACTCGCTTTTGGCGAAGCCTTCGGTAATAGTAGCAGTGAACAATTCGGAAGTAGTATCAATATCGCAACCAAGATAATGTGTAAGCTCTTTAAGGGGTATCTCATTAGTGTTGTATCCTTCTTTGAAATATTTCTTTAATGTATCGTCCTTCTGAAATGTTAAGTTTCTTCGTTCCGCACAAGCCAGTAAGCTAAGAGGTTGCTTCTGCCCTCGCTGTAAGATGTACTCAGCTAACATCGTATCGTAGATGTCACCATCATACTTGAAACCACTAGCCCACAGCCACATCAAATCGTGCTGTGCGTTGTGCATTATAAGTAGAGTTGTTTTGTCTAAGATAGTTTGTAACAACTTAGAATTAACACCACTACGGTCAGTGTATTCTAAATGGTCAAACGTCAACAGGTGTCGTTCCGTAGGTACATCTACATTCTTAGTACCCACCTGAACTAAAAAGTTATTGGCTTCAAACGGGTCCATATGGGTTTTACCATTACGTTTAGTAACGGTGTTCTCTACGTCTAGCACTATCCTCACGCTGTATACTGTGCAATAGCTCCTGCCAACTGGCAAGTTATACGTCCGTGAAAGCCACCCTTCAATTTGTTTTTAGCTATGTTTAGATGTCTCTCTTTGTCTTCCATCTCATTCCCTTCGATAACTCTGTTCTTACCTATAAGTATCATCAAGTCAGCCTCTGCCGCCTTGCCAGTTTTACTTCCCTCTAACATTGACTGGTCTGGCATCGCTAAACCTTCGGCTGCCGCACTCAGTTGAGACAACCAAAAGACAGCACAGTTATATTCTTTAGCTATATTCCTGGCATGTATAGCGGCATCCCTAAGATAAACATCTGTCTTGTCACTGGTACGTGGGGCAAACTTATCCCCCATGTCAAGTATAAGTATATCAGGCTTAGTAGCTTTAACTACAGCCTCAACCCAACTAAGATCTTTCCCAGTAGAATCCTTAATGTGTATGTTGGGGTTAACCTTATTGTAGCGTAGTGCCGCCTTAGATGGGTTAACTTTTATCTCTTCCATTGACATAGTAGTAGCGGCTGATAAGTACCTTGCTCCGACCCTATTTGCGGCCTCTTCATTACACAAAATAACACACTTAGCACCCTGCTCTGCAAACCCTTTCGGAGAAGCTATTATAGAAGCGTGGAAGCTAGTCTTGCCTGTGTTTGGTCTTGCCCCTATAATAATAAAGTGTCCTTTACTAACGCCCTCTACATTTCGTTTTAGGCTAGATATATTAAACTTCCATTGTGTCTCTTCTGCGTTGGCTTTTAATAGTGTTTCTATACTCATATCTTCAAAATCAATTTTTAAATTAGGTGTAAAATTATCTTGGTAACTATTAATAATTTGACGCAGAGGCTCTAAACTGTTCTGTGTGCCATTAACAAGATCATACCCAAGGTTAGCAACTTCCTCTCCTACAACTTGCTGAAACAACCTAGCTATAACATCATTTGCAATATCGTTATTTAATGTACTACTGTTAGCTATCTTCTGAAATATCTTCTTGTACTGTTCCTTGTTTGATGTAGTAAGCGTCTTGTTCGTAGCATAAAATAATGCCTCTAAGTCACCCAACGACAACCCTTCGCCATAAGTTTCCATTGCGTAGTCTAATGTTTGTTTTACTTTCCTAACATCCTTAGTAAATATTTTATCGGGGCATCGTATTCCCTTATGTAATTCATAAAATTCTTTGTTCATTAAAGTTTTTAATAGTGATATTTCTGTCATAGTACCTTTCTTCTTCTTCCTAAAAATGATCCTCTACTATCCCAACCTATCCACCGCATTGGTAAAGGCCAAAGATACCATTTTGTTGATCTGCTTTTACCATCGTTCCACGACTCTTTTACTCTACCCCAAGCACCAATCTGGCACAGCCCTACACAAGCAGGGTAATGTGCCTCTTTTAATGCAGCAGAAGATAGATCGTTGTTTAACCACACAGTATTTTTAATTTGGTCATGTCCTCAAGTTCTCTATACTTTATATCATCCTGTAGTCGCATAGCAATTGTGTCTATGCCTGTCCAAGACACAATCTCTCGTCTATACTGCAAATTCTTGTGTGAGGCATCAGGGTCAAGAGCAACTATAATTTTTGTATATTCTTGTATATATTCATAATGTTTCACAGACAAAGATGTACCAAGAATAGCTATACCTGTGACATTTTGACACACACTACATATAGTGTTGGCACTGATTACATCCTCAACAATAACGGCAACACCGTTTGGCGTTCCCTGACAAGCAATATAAACATTTGCAGCACCCGTGTATCTTAACCACTTTGGTATTCCCCCTACTAATGATCTACCTACGGCATCAATAATTGTGCCATCTTTTCGTATAGGAAACACTGCTCTCCTATCTTTAACGTCATACAATAATTCTACATCTTCTAGCCCCCAATTTTTAATAAAGTTAATTAACTTCTTATCCTTACTTATAGGGACAATGTATTCTGGTATGGCCATAGGAATATTTACGTGGCACGTATCTTCCCAACTACTACTGTCACTATTTTCTTTTAATTTAGTCAGACGATTTTTTATTTCCTGGGCTGACATACCTTCATAAATATTTCCTTTCACAGTACACATAAGTCTAAAACATTGGTAAAGAATATTGCCATCGTTGCAGCTAATACTAAAAGTATTTTTACCATTGCAAAAGGGGCAGTCTTTCCTGAGACTCTCCCCCTCTAAAATGTTAATATCTTGGATAAAAGATTTTATGCTAACCATTAGCGGCTCGCTTATCCATAGCAGTTACTGCACCCTCACGAGTATTAACTAAATAGTTCTTAACTGATTGTGGATTTTGATGCCCTGTAACTTGCATAATACCAAACGTATCTACATCACTCTCCACCATTTCAGTTACAGCAGTTCTCCTAAAATCCATTGCCCATAACTCTGGTCGGAGGTTTGCTTCTTTTTTTATATCATTAACTAAATATGATATTTCGTATTTAGAAAATTCAC